ATTTCCATCCACTACATAGTGTTCTGTGGCTTCAATACCACTATCATCGCCGATGTGTAGAAGCTGAGTAAAGCCAGTTCCTACTGCTACATTTGTTAAATCTGTGTTTGCTGCCATTTCACATTATCTCCATTTAGGCGACACCTAAATCTTCTTCCCCTTCATCATGGTTTTGCAGTCTCTACCCGCTTTCATTTCATGGCCCGGAAAACCGGATGCTTTGAAAATGGGGATAGGGGAGCCAATCAGGCGCCGGATGTTTATACTTTTACATTTATTGCAATGGGTGGGATCATCCTCGCCATTTAGAAGCAGTTGCTCCCAAATATGTCCGCATTTTTCACATTTATAGTCAAAATTTGGCATATGGATTAAAAAAGTGTGTCTAATTTTCCGTATTTCAAGGCTTCTAACAAGGATGCATACCAACCTATACCTATAAAAAAGGGGCATCCGATGACGAATGCCCCTATTTCATTGAGCGTAATCAGGGATTACGGATTCAGGAATTCATGTATCCTGGCTTCAAATACGGCAACTGCGCCGTACACGATATCAGCGACAACTTTAGTACCCAAATCGCCAACAGAGTATTCACTCTGGACGCGGGGTTCAAGCTGACGCGCAAAGGAAACTGCGGATGGATGCAGGATGTAACCTACCTCCACTCCAGTCGTTCCCGATGATCCCATAACCGTACTGGCAAAGACCGGCAGGCCATAGAGCCGACCAATATTTCCCGTAGCGGCTGGTGCGCCATCGCCATATTTGGATGCATCAACAAAGTCGGAGATGCCCAAACAAGCGGTGTACAGCGCCGGGCTGATAACAAGAGAACACTCATCAATCGGAACATCAGCTTCCATCAGGGTTTTCATTCCCCCGCGAAGTTCCGCTGCTGTAATAGTGTTATCTCCCGCAAGCGTGGTTTGGTTGGTTGATGCGCTCTCAACCTTGGATTCAATATATGCATCCATGGTTTTCGCGAGCGAATATCCCATTCCGCTGACTTCCTTCTCAAACAGACCGGGGTTTGCCTGGATTGATGCCAAATCTTCTACCAATTTGGCTGCATACCGATGCTGGTCAATGGACAGCGATGCCTCACCGTGCGTGTTCGCACTAAAAGTTACCGATGATCCAGCCGACTTGGCAGCATCAGAATCTTCTGCCAGTTTAGGGATGTGGAATGTATCACCACGGCCCTTCACCATGTCTGAAAGAGATGAATCCACTAACTGCTCGAACACAAGTTTGCGTTCCATATAGTTTTTTACACCGTCCGACCATATCTCCTACGAACTTGCCTGTTCGCTCGACTGTAGAATCTCAAGAATATTTTCTTGAGCCTTTACGCTCAGTCTGTGCGGGTCTCGCTTCATTAGCTTTAGTTCTTGGCGGGCTATTGATCTGCATTCTTGGCTCAGATATCTGCCCTTTAAGTTTCGCTCCATCCATAGTATTAGACGAGCCTGTTCTTTTTTGATAAATAGATGGTTGATAATATTCCTCAGAAATTTGCATACATTTTTATAGCCGTTTAATTGCCATGTATATGCATCCTGCCAATCTGCATTGGCTGATTTACGGTGGTGAATACTTCCACCATACGAATTCTTGAGCATATCAATGATAAATTTTGAACTTGCCGCGAGTCCGATACGAATCCTTGGCTGTATGTATTTACCATGTGATACCTGAAGGTCTATACATCCTTCACCATCTATGAATCCAGCTAAATACTTCCAATTCAATCGCTTCATGGCATTGCCGAACTGCGATATTGGTCAATCGAGTTCCCTCTGATTAGGCTATTAGCCTTTCCAGTTATTCAGTAAGGGTTTTACATCCCCAAGATTCTCGGATAGGGATAAAGTTGGCAGCGGTGGTTGTGGTAATGTTAGCCATTTATGATTTCACCTTCTGCGTGTAAGATGTGAGAATCTTGCCCCAATTCCGCTTCCGTTCAGCTGGTGTCATTTCACCGAAGGGATCCTTTGACACATCCGGCATGGGACCGGGAAAATTCTCATTGGTTGAAATTTCAGGGTTATGAGATCGGGACTTGGCGAATTTCAGCAGCTTTTCAGTTGCCATACCTTCACCGAATTCACGATCTTCTTCAGACAGACTTTCTAAGGCTTCGTCTCTGAGGGCAGATTCTAAAAATCGACCTTTCTCTGCATCTACCTTCTCCGCGTCCCGTTCAGATTTGTACCGGTCTGCAAGCTCCTTCCACTTTTCGTTCTCCTCAAGCTGTGATTCTTCAATCTGCTTGAGTTGAGCCTCCAGTACGCTGACCTTTTCTTCAGCCTTCTGCGCCCGTTTACGCGTTTTCTTCGCGTCAAAAACCAGTTCACCGACATTGAGCGACTTGTCGGATCCCCCTTGATCATCCATATGATCCTGTTTTGCCGAATCCTCGGCGACCTGCTGTTGGTCCTGTTTCATTGTTATATCCTTATCTTAATTGGCGACCTGCTGGCAGATCGCTTGATATTTTGAACAATTCTTTTTGCAAAATGGGCTACCATCTCTTTTGCCTGACCGTCGTAGATGACTGATCTGCTTGCCCCATCAGAAATTGGACGGGCGGGCATTGTATCTGTCCCCCCTAAATGAAATCCCATCCGTTCTGCCATTTTTGAGTCAGAGATTCCATAGCTGACTTCCCTATCGCTTGCGCCAAACACTCGCATCGAATTCATCATTTTCCCTGTAAGTCTTAAATTGGGTTTATCATGCCCTACGCGCTTGCGCTTCTGTGCGGCATACTTTTTGGATAGTTTTGTGAATTTTTCCTTTCCCGGGGAAGCAAGTTTCCGATCCACAGACTTCTTATGAGATACAACCAGCTTCTTGCCGAGATCGGCAAAAAACTTTTGATCAAACTTGAAAATGCCTCTCAAATTGAAATTATCAGCCATAATATTCCTGTAAAGTGATTGCCCTTCCTTTTTCTGCTTTGGTCATTTTTGTAAACCTTTGTTTCGCAGCATTCCTCATTTCTCTATTTTGTACCTTAGATGACATTTTTTCCCATTTATGCCTGCAATTAAAACCGCCTCCGTCTAAAAATGCGCCCGGATAGCGTGATTCTATCTGCTTCCGCGTCAATCCGCCCTCTCCAAGCATTTTCACGCAAATAGGACGGGTTTTTTCATCCAATGGACCGATATAGATGAATTTCGTGTTCGCCGGGACATCAAGCGCCTGAACAGCCGTAACCGTTCTCGCATAGGTACTCATTGCTGTATTGATGTATGTTTCGAGATACTGCGGTCTGAGATTCGGCGCCCTGGATATCATTGCCTTAATTTCATCCGCAGGATTGCGGAATACTTGACCGCGGAGGATTCCCATACGCAAATCTTCTCCCAATGTGCCTGTGAATTGTAAAATGGATGATTGCTGCATTGACCTCATCGCCAATAGTTCAGCCTCCGTGATTTTTCCGAAGAACACCGCCGAATCAAGAATTTCATCGAAACTCAGCATCAAGTTATCCATAGCAGCCTGCATTCCTAAATCAGCAAGCCAATAATCAGCAATGGAAACGGCGGAGATAGCTAAAATTATTTCTTCGGTGGAAAGCCCCTCATCTTCCATATCCTTTACATCGGAAATGAATTCGTCCTGCGCCCGGTCATAGGCAATGAGATAATCATTGATTGCTGAATCAATGGTGTCCGATAGAGGCATCGGTTAGGACTTGAGTCTGCTTAGAAGCCTGTTCCCCGATTCCTGCGGACTTGCTTCTTCCTGCATTTCAAGGAAGGCTTTTCGCTGTTCTTCAGGTGCATCAATGTTTTGAGAATCAAACCAATCAATAGGACGGGCGAGGTTGTGTTCAAATTTCCAAGACCACATTTCTCTATCTTCCCTCGGAGTCAAGGGATAATCGGGTTCAATGAAATCAACACTATATTCATCAGGGATGCTTGCCCCCGCCCTCACTTCGAGTATTTTCCGGTCTATCTCGAAGCGGCTATGCTCAAATTGGCGCCATGTATTTTCCACAGATGCAACCCGTTCCTCGTAATTCTCAATTTCAAGGATTCTTAAAGCCTCTCCGCTCGGTGCATTCAAATGCTCATCATCAGCCCACTTAATTCTTAAATGGTTGTTAGTTAGTGTCGCAGAAACCATGAATTTGGTGGCAGAGATGATTTCGCTTAATGATCCGCTTGGCGCCGTTACGCCAAAGTTTGAGCCTTCTGGTAAATATAAAATCTTATCCACTCCTACCGATATCTTGCTTCTATCGTCCACGCCGGTAACAAATTTTATACCGATTGCGCCGAAGCGTATCGCAAGTGCGAGTTCCGTCATCGCAACAGAAACAGACAGGTCTGCTCGAACCAAATCCGATGCGCCTTCCGTCCACCAATCGCGGATCGGCGGATAGCGGTGAACAAATGTAACAGGAAGAATTCCGTATGGATTGATGTCGCCGTCGTTGTAGGAAATCTTGTCTCCGTCAGATGTGAGTCCGAAATGCCGAGCGGGATATCCGTTCCTGGCTTCCGTCCATACCACAAATTCCTCTTTTTTCAGACGGCTCATTCCGTGATTCTGAATGGCATACATTATGCCAAACGGCTCAGATTCGCCCGGAAGGAACAAGGGTTCAAAGAATGGAAGAAGCTGATATTCCAATTTCTTCCGCATGGGATTCCATACAGACTTCACCGCCATGGTTCCAAGTAAAAATGTTAATGTTTCAAGCTGCCTGCGGTTTGCATTTAGATTTTGGTGATTCACCAAATCCAGATACCGCCTGTCGGCATTCATCTTCGGAGGTCGCTTGAAAGACATTGACCGCGCCTTACACACCCTTCGTGTCAGATTTTGGCTGAATACCGGAATCTGCTGAAGCGATTCGGATCCGAAAAATTGCTTGATGTAGTCATCGGCATTGATGCCCTCATAGAAATCGAGCATAAACTCTCTTTCTCTGATTCTTTCGTTTTCGATGTAGTTTAGTTGGTCAGAGAGCGAATCAATGATCACTTGCTCTGATAAATCGGGTATAATTACCATTCAATAGTTCCTGCTGTTCTCTGTTTTATCGGGAATCGGTTTACGAAGAAATACCGGGTTGCGTCGCAGGCGTGGTCGTGCCTGCCGTCTTTCAGCGGTTCTTCCTTTAATCTTTGATCCTGTTTTTTCTCAGGATATCTGTAATTGTCAAATGATTCGATGAACCCCTTACACTTTGGATTGACAAAGAATCGGGCATCGCCGTTGGCATCCTCAAACCATCTTCGCATATGGCTGACACCATTGGATATAGTTCGGGATACCCTGTCTGTGCGGAAACGGACAAGGATTCCTTTTCTTCTGAAAATCTCAATATCGCCGATTCCGCTCTGCGCCTGTACACCGCCTCCGGCAGGATCGCCCATATAATCATAAATGGGATATCCCTTCGCCTTGATCATGTCCGCTAAATCATCCGTCTTAATGTTTTCCTCGAAGCATATCTCATCTATCAAATGAACGGTGGGAAAATCAACATCATCATCCAATACCTGAAAAAATCCAACAGCAGGCATCCTGTATCCGAAATCTATTGATGCATATGTGGGAAGTTTGCTGTTGTACTTTGCCTTGCCGTCAATATGAACCGCCCTCTCAAACGGAAGCACCTTTCCTGCATAGGTGGTGAAAGCGGCGCCGTATTCCTGATCAAAGGTTTCCTTTGTTAAGGTGCGCTTCAGATCATCCACATCCTCTTGGAAATACGGCGATTCCCATGAGGGCTGCTGCCATGAATCCCAATCGGGAAAAGTTGAATCCTGTCCGCGGACATATAGTTCATGCATCCAGTTGTACCCCTCCGGCGTGGTGGTGAATAATACCCACCCCTTTCTGTCGGATAATGTCGGGCGTAAATACTGCTCCCAAACAATCTTTTTGATCTTTGCGGCCTCGTCAATGATTAACCAGTCCAATCCTTCGCCGACCAAAGAATCTGGATTGTCCGAGGACTTGATCCATACCTCGCTATTGAGTCCCGCCAATTTGAAATAATATATCAGCCCGCTGATCTCTTTCTTTGATTGGACGGGCATCCTTAGTTTTAATATCAGGGTTTCTTTAATAATACGAGCAATTTTATCGCATAACTCGTAATTGGGCGCCACGATCCAACCTCTCGTGTTCGGAGTCATTATATACGGCATTGCTTCGTGGGCTGCGGCGTATGACTTCCCCGCTCGACGGCCCTGAATGTTTACGCGAAATCTCGCGCTTGAATTATGAATCTTTAACTGATTCGGACTTGGACTGTACCCGATGAGGTTCCAAAACTTTTTGCGGTTCAGAACCCGCTTCTTCAATCTGCGGGGCATCTTCGTATCCACATTCTGTCAAAATTGCTTCCATGCTGGCTGTGAGGTCTAATTCCGATTTCTCGGATTGACCTAAATACTGCTTACCTAAAAATATCAATAAGGCTGTGTTTCCCTGTTCCGCGTGTTTCCATTGCAGTTGGCGGAGGTTCAGCTTCATCTTTTCCTTACCCTTCTTTAACTGCGGTGTGAAGTTTTTTCTGATGGTTGCCTCTGCCACTTCAAAGAATCGGGCAATTTCATCTGTCTTGCATCCAAAGGATGCCAGCATTTCCACCTCCTCCGATGGGATGGTGTTGATGGTGGTAATGGTTGGTTCTTCTTTACTCATCTGTTTCCTGAAATAATATTTTGCATTTTTGAATCCCGCGGCGCCAATAGGTCTTAGCAGACGATACGCTGATCTCAAGCGCCTCGGCTATCATTGGGAAGGATAGGGTTTGTGTTCTCATAATGAATACTTCTCTTTCACGGGCGCTCATCTTATCGAATGCCTCATGTGCCGCAAGCTGATATTCGCGGAGGTCGGGTGCAATAAGACCACTTCGGAATACGCCAAGTTTCCGGGCAAATGATTCCGCTAATTCAATGGAATCAATCAGCCTCTCGGTGTCGGCATCGGTTAAATTAACCCAGTCCATTCAATATGTTACTTTATATGTTTACAATGATGTAACATTTTCTTTTACAAAAGGTTGGGAAAAATCTTAGAGGCGATATCCCAACCCATAAATCCGCTGTCCTTGGTCCCCCGGTTTCCGCCT